GCCGCTCGACGACGCGGCCGAGCCGTTCCCGATCGGCAAGCCGGGCGAAGCGGTGTTCGAGATCCGCAAGACGCTGGCCGGTCGTGGCCAGTTGATCGACTCGGGAGAGCTTGCCAAAAACCTGCTCGATGTCTGGGGCGGGCCGAGACGACTCGCGGAGGACATCTTTCGCGAGTACACGAAGGCCCCCAACGGCTCCGTCGCGCGTCAGAGAAACCTAGAGATGGTGATGCGTTTGATCGTCACCAACACGACCCACGACATCGTGCGGCCGGTGAACCCCGAGGACTTGTCGGACGGAGATTTGGCGACGGTCGCGGAGCACTACCTGGGCCGGATTCGCGGTGACGAACTCCATCCCGCCATCGAGGGACCACGTGATGGCACACAGGAAGGGGCCGGGGGGCCGACGAAGGAACCAGACAACGAGTTCTCCTGGTTCGACCCCGACCACCCCGAGTGAGCACGAGCCGCCCGACGCGGCCAACGCGACCTGGCGCGGGTCGTCCAACCCCACCGTCAAGAAAGAGCGCGCCACCAATCGCGAGCGTGCCACGCGCAAGTCGCCGTTCGACCGGCTTACGCACGAAGAGCGCATCTTCCAGGACATCAAGCGGGCCGAAGCCGACGTGGAGCGCATGCTCCAGGAGGCCGAGGACGAACGGCGTCTCCTGTACGCCTCCATCGACGAGATGGAACTGCCGCCGACCACGCCCGACCTGCCTCCCGACACGCGCCTCACCGACATGGAGACGGATGAGCTGCGCGGCGTGCTGTCTGAGATCGTGCGACGGTCCCGCGAGGCGCTGCGGCTCTACACGCCGATGCCAGAACAGGCCCGGTTCCATGCAAGCCACGCACCCGAGCGGATCATTCGCGGCGGCAACCGTGGCGGCAAGACGCTCGCCTCAGCGGCCGAAGTCGCCCGCGCACTCACCGGCCAAGACCCGTTCGGCAAGTACCCGACCGACGCCGGTCGCGCGATCGCGGTTGGCAAAGACCTTCTGCATTGCTCGAAGGTCATGTACCGCAAGCTGTTCAAGCCTGGCGCGTTCCAGGTCATCATCGACACCGAGACGGGCGAGCTACGGGCCTTCGACCCGATCCTGGACGCGGGCCGCGAGCACCTCGCCAAGCCAGCGCCGCCCCTGATCCCACGGCGGTTCTACTCCGCGAAGGACATCTCGTGGGAGAACAAGCGGGAGGAGATCCCCAAGACGGTGCGGCTCAAGACCGGATGGGAGATCACGTTCTTCTCGTCGCTCGGCGCGCCCCCACAGGGGTGGGACGTGGACTTCATCTGGTTCGATGAGGAAATCGAGCACCCGGCCTGGTATCCCGAGATGAGCGCCCGTCTCGTGGACCGCCGCCGCATCGACGCCACCACGGGCAAGCAGATCGGCGGCAAGTTCATCTGGGGCGCAACGCCACAGGTGGGCACGCAGCAACTCTACGACCTGAGCCAGGCCGCCGCCGAATGCGCGGCTGACGCCAACCCGGCGATCGAGGAGTTCTTCGTCTCACTCTTGAACAACTCGCGGTTGTCCGAGGAATCGAAGCAGGTCTTCATCAAGCAGGTGGCCACCAACGAGGACGAGTACCGCATCCGCGTGCTCGGCGAGTTCGCGCTGGTGGGCATGCGGATCTATCCCGAGTTCAGCCCCAAGGGCGCGCACCGCGTTCCCTTGATGGTGCCCATCCCCGACGACTGGTGCGTGGTCGCTTCCGTGGACCCTGGCCGTCAAGTGTGCGGCGTGCTGTTCGCCGCGCTGCCGCCGCCGTCGCATGAGTGGGCGGGCCGCGTGATCGTGTTCGATGAGCTGTACATCAAGCGGTGCTCGGCCATGCTGTTCGCGGAGAAGTTCAAGGGCAAGATGGGCGACCGCGAGGTCTATGCGTGCTGGATCGACCATCACGCGGGGCGCATCACCGAGATGGGATCGGGGCGCACGATCGAGGAGCAGTACCGCGAGGCGCTCGTGGCGGCGGGCGTGAAGTTCTCGCGGCCTGGCTTCGTCTGGGGCGACGACGATGTCAAGGCCGGGATCGAGGCGGTGCGCAAGGCCATGCACGTCGATGGCGACGGCCGATCACGGTTCGGGTTCATGTGGGAGAAGCTGCCGAACCTGATGTGGGAGGCCGAGCGCTATGTCTACAAGAAGGGCACGCGCGGCCAGGTGGTCACGGACGAACCATTAAAGCATAACGACCATTTGATGGATGCCTGGCGCTATCTTGCAATCGCGAACTTGCGGTACATGAAGCCGCGCCCTAGGAAGCGCAAAGAAGTTGGGGCGGCGGCTTACATCAAGAGCAAGAAGAAGAAGGCCGCGAACCAGTCCCCTGTTGGGGGTTCGATCCAGCTCTACTGAGCATAAACGCCATTTGGCGTTCATGCCTCCAGGAGGTGTGCAATGACCAGCGATGAGTCGCAGATGAACGTCGTCAGCCTGTTCGCGGGCGTGCTCATCGGGGCGATGTTCGCCGCCATCATGATCTTCGTCGTGGCCGCGATCGTGGGCCAATCCCAGAAGGCCCAGGTCGAGCCTGTTGTCCCCGAGCGGCGTCAGCCGACGCCGTCCTATCCCTACTACCCGCCCAATGGAGCCACAGGTGCCAAAATCGGAAGCCAAGCCAACCGCCCCTGACATCTCCTACGAGATGCCGCACGCATCGATCGGCCCCTGCGTGTGGATGCCAACGCCCTACGGCGAGCCGTCGCCAGCCCTGATCACGCAGGTCGGCAAGCGCACGCTCAACCTCACCGTGTTCGCCGCTGACACGCGGGGTGGGTTCATCAAGGACGGCGTGCGGCACGCCAGCGACCCGGACCTGAACCGAACCGTCGCGTCCGGTGAGGCCGGGTGCTGGGACTACACGAGCGACCAGAAGCGACTCAGCCAGCTCGAACAGGCGTTCGGGCTCACCGCTGAGGAGCAACCCTGAACAGGGAGACTCAGCCGTGGCCGTCGAAAACTACGCGCCGTCCGAGATCGACCCGGTCCTGCGGGCCGTCGTCGGTCAGTGGGCCTCAGCCATTGAGCAGGCCAAGAAGCACAAGGAGCGCGTGTTCACGGCGGCTGCGGCCGAGTGCAACCAGTTCTACGCTGGGCCACGCGATTGGGATGAACTGATGGGCTCGCTCGCCGGGATGGGCGACGGCGACGGGTTCCCGATGCCCGACTTCAAGGTGTCGGTCAACAAGGCATTTGAGTTCGTCACGATCTTCGGCCCGGCGATGTACCACGCCAACCCCGTGCGCACCGTGCGACCGCGCATGCCCATCCAGATACCACCCGAGTTCTTCCCCGACCCGTACACGTATCAGTCGATGATCATGCAGGAGGACGCCCGCGTCCGCACGGACGGGCTCCGTGGCGTCTTGCTGGAGGGCTACCTCAACTGGACGCCGAACGAGTTCGGCCTGAGCCAGGAGGCCAGGACCGCGATCAACGAGGCGCTGATCAAGGGCAGGGGGTGTCTCTGGACCGAGCTGTACACGCCGCCCGCCGCGAGCTTCAAGGCGGTGCGCACGTGCTGGGAATCGGTCGATGATCTGCTGGTGGACCCGGACGCCACGAGCATCGCCCGCGCCGCCTGGATCGCCCGCCGCCGCGTGCTCCCGGTCTGGCAGGTGGAGCGCGATTACAACCTGCGCCGTGGCAGTCTCAAGGGCAACAGCGAGAGCCAGGGCATCCAGGCGATGGCCGACGTGTCCTCGGACGTGCAGTACGACCGCAAGCGTGGCTACACCAACGACCTGATCACCATCTATCAGGTGTGGTCGAAGATGGGCCTGGGCGGTCGCCTGTCGGGCATGCGGCCGTCCATCCGCGCCGCGCTCGAACCGTTCGGCGACTACTGCTTCCTGGTGGTGTCACCCGACAATCCGTTCCCGCTGAACCTGTCGCCCGACCTGACCAACGATCCGTCGTTCCAGTCCGACCCGGCCCGCGTGTTCCAGTCGGTGGCGTGGCCGACGCCGTATTGGGCCGACGACGGCTGGCCGGTCACGCTGCTCGACTTCCACGAGGTCCACAACTGCCCGTGGCCGATGCCGCACCTGAAGGCGGGCCTGGGCGAGTTGAAGTTCCTGAATTGGGTGATGAGCTTCCTGATGGGGCGCATCCGCACCTCATGCCGCGACTTCATCGCCCTGAAGAAGTCACTCGGTGAAGACATCAAGACGACCATCCTCGAAGGCCGCGACCTGTCGCTCCTGGAACTGGAGTCCGAGCACGGCACGATCTCGGAGCTGGTGCAGTTCCTCCAGCACCCGGAGGTCAACGGCGACGTGTGGCGCATGATCGAGGCGGTCGAGAACAACTTCGACAAGCGGGTGGGCCTCACCGAGCTGATGTACGGCCAGGGCGGCTCGACGCAGATCCGCAGCGCCGCCGAGGTGAGTCTCCGCAATCAGAACATGAGCATTCGCCCCGACGACATGGCGGGCCAGGTCGAGGCGTGGATGAGCGAGGTCGCCGCCAAGGAAGCGCTCGCCGCGCGGCACCACCTGACCGGGGCTGACGTGGCGGTCCTGCTTGGCTCGATGGGCTCGTGGGCGTGGGACCAGTTCGTCGCCACCACCGACTATGTGATGGCCGCGCGTCAG